TGGCCGAGCCACCCAGGAAATCGTGGATAAGTCTGGAGAGATTTTTGATTATGAGTCCTCCAAGCCTTATTTTGAAGCATGGTCGGCTCAATGTGCCAAGGATTCTGAGGCACTAGGTCTCCCAACTTCTTATGGCAACATCAGAGCCATGCATGGTAAATCCGTGGCGGGTAAGATTGCCGAGAAGATTACCTTCAATGATGAGGAAAAGGCTATTGATATCGTCTCCAAGGTTGTGAATGACAACGAGTGGAAGATGGTTCAGGAAGGCTGCTACCTTGGTTATAGTATTGGTGGGGGTTATGTGAACAAGTGGAAGGACGAGGAGTTGAATGCAACTCGTTATACCGCAGACCCCAATGAGATTTCCTTGGTTGATTCCCCATGCTGCCAAGCAGCTAAGTTCTTTGATGTGGTCAAAGCAAATGGAGTAGTTGAACAACGTGCTTTTAAGGAGCCCGAAATGCTAAATAAATATGCTGGAGAAGAAATCCAGGATTCCGCACAGGCAATTTATGCCTTGCAGATGGTCATGTCACTGCTCTGCACTGAAACTCAGGAAGCAGCCGACCCCTCAAATAATGAGCCAAGTGACCAAGTTACCGCTCTGGCTGAAGCCGTCAAGCAGCTTAAGGTTTTCGTAGCCTCTGAAATCATGGAAGATAATTCCGATGATATGGAGATGGCTGAGAAAACTAAGGGTCTGGCCAAGGTTGTTCTCGCAAAGATTGCAGCCCGTGAGGATGTGAATCCGAAGGAAGGCAAGGACAAGTATGGCGATGTTGACTTTGCCGATGAGAAGAACAAGAAATATCCCATTGATACTGAGGAGCATATTCGTGCTGCTTGGAATTATATCAATAAAGAAAAGAATGGTGCCAAATACGAAGCAAAAGATTTGGCAACTATCAAATCCAAGATTGTAAGTGCTTGGAAGAAAAAGATTGACCCCGCTGGTCCCCCCAGTGCTCAGGAGAAAACAATGACGAATGAAGACCTACAGAAATCCGGAGCTAAGTTCAGTGCTGCATCAAAAGCAGACCTCGACCAGAAACATCAGGACTGCATGGATGCTCACGCCGCTCTGGGCAAATGCCTCAAGAGCTTCAAGGGAGCATGGGATGATGGGACAATGGAAGGCAAGGATGGCACCGAAGGCCCAGACGGAAAAGATGGCAAGGATGAGGCTGATAAATCTGTTCAGAATGATGGCCTAGTCAAAATAACCTCTGACCTCCAGAAAGCCAATGATGAACTTCAGAAAGCCAACCTCACTATTGAAACCTTGCAGAAGCGCATCACTGAGTTGGAAAATCAGCCCCAGCCTTCCAAGGCATTCCGCACCGGCTCTGCTGTAGAGAAGGCTGATGATGTTAGCCTTAACCCAGATAAGCCAAACACAGAGGAAGACCTCTCAAAGATGAACCCGCAGGACCGTGCGCTTGCGATGATTAAGAACGTCCTTCGCGGCAAGTAATATATCCCGCAACTACCCATACCTCTCATTAGGAGATACACAAATGCTAGACAACACTCTCAATAAGTTGACTGCCGCCGTTGCCAAAGATATGACTGACAGCAGCCTCCAGAAGACCCTCACCACCAGTTCAAACGAAGTCAATTATGACCTCCAGCGTCCTGCAAAAGACCTGTTTCCAGTCATTACCCCACTGCGCAACCGTATTCCTCGCGTTAGTGGTAATGGCGGTGTTGCCACCCACTGGAAGTCCATCTATGGAATCACTGCCGGTAACCCTGGCTCTGGTTTCGTTCCTGAAGGTGTCCGTGCTCCGTTCCAGAACACCACTGCGATTGATGTCGCCGCTTCCTATCGCACTCTCGGCAACGAAGATGTGCTGACTGAAGAGGCTCTCAACGCCGCTCAGGGATTTGAAGATTTGTTCGCAAGAATGAATCTGCGTATCCTGGAACAGACCATGATTCTCGAAGAGTTTGCTATCCTCGGTGGAAACGCTGACGTTAGCCTTGCCGCTCCTGGAACCATCGTCACCACCGCTCCTACCGTCTCTGGGACTACTCTCCCCGCCACCACCTATTATGTTGCTGCTTGCGCTCTGACCATGACTGGTTATCAGGCTGCTGGTGAAGTGACCGGAGCCGCCGCTGGTGTGACCATTCTTCAGACCACGCCCATCACTTCTGCTGATGGAACCTCCTTCAACTACAACAGTGGGAGCAGCCAGCTTTCTGCCATTCAGTCTCAGGCTGTTAGTGCGGGTGATGGACTTGGACTTACCGTCCCTGTCGTCCCTGGAGCCGTTGCTTATGCATGGTTCATCGGAACCACGACTGGTGCCGCAAACCTTCACTTGGAATACATCACCACGATTAACTCCCTGTTGGTTTCCACTCCTCTCGCAGGAACCGGCCAGCTAGCCAGCACCATTACCGTCAATGCCACCACCAACCCCAACCTTGACTTCGATGGTCTGTTCTATACCGCAGTCAAGTCTGGTTCTGGTGCTTACTACTCCGTCCAGGCCACTGGCACTGCCGGAACCGGCACCCCTCTGACCGCTGGAACTCACCGCAACATCGTTGAGATTGACGTTGCCCTCAAGGCAATGTGGGACCAGCACCGTCTGTCTCCCACCGTCATCTTGGTTAACAGCCAGGAACTCCAGAACATGACCGCCAAGGTTATGAATACTTCCAGCACTGTCATGGTTGCGGCTGAGAACGGCAACATTCAGTCCTTCAGCACCGTGGCAAACGGCGTGGTCACCGGATACTTCAATCCGTTCTGCGCTGGTGGAGTGAGTGTGACGATTCCTATCATTCTTCACCCCAATCTTCCTGCCGGAACGGTTCTCTTCTGGTGCGAGAACCTCCCCTCTCAGTACAAGAACAACCAGACCCCCAACGTTGCAGAGATGCACGTCAGAAAGGAATACGTCTCCACCGTGTGGCCTCGTATCACCCGCAACCGTTCGGTCGGTGTCTACGTCGAGGAAACTCTCGCCGTTTACGCTCCGTTCGGACTCGGTGTCATCACCAACATTGGTAATGGGTAATTCTTAACTCATTCGTGTAAGTGCTAAAGGGCTGAGTGGACGACCTCCAGTCAGCCCTTCTTCCGAAAGGTAAGAGATATGACCGCAGACCCAAGAGACCTATCCACCCTTGCCAATCTTCAGTATTGGTTGGCTATCGACCCAAACACTCAAAATCCTAATGATGCAGACCAGTTGCAACGTCTTTTGACTGCTGTTTCCGTGGGTATGCAAAAATGGTTGACCCGATATATTCCCACCAACACCTATACGATGATTGTGGACGGAAAGGGTCAGCATCGCATGGCCACCACGAACTACCCCTTACAGTCCGTGTCAAGTGTTATGGTTAATGGGTTTACTATTCCAGCCGCCCAGACCCCCCCTACTCATGGTTGGGTCATCAGTAATAACGCCATCGCATTACGTGGCTATGAGTTCAGCAGGGGTTATTCCAATGTCGAGATAAGTTACACGGCGGGGTATGATACTACTCCTCCAGACCTTGAACAGGCTTGCCTCGAACTCTGTGGTCTTAAATGGCGTGAGAAAGGTCGCATTGGAGAGGTTTCCAAGAATATTGGTGGAGAAGTCATCACCTATCTGATTAAGGATTTCCCACCTTCAGTCCTGACCGTTATGTCTCAGTATCGTAGAGTCACACCACTATGAGCTTTATTACTGCTAGCATAAGTAGCCCGGATGCCATCCTTGCCAAACTGAATGGGATGCCCGATAGGGTTCATGCCAAGTTGCTAGTGGCCGTCTCTCGTCTTACTTATGAGTTGGAAGCCCTAACCAAATCAAAACTTGGTGGAGCGGTTCTTCAACGCAGGACTGGAAATCTCAGCCATTCGATTCATTCAACTATTACTGATACTGGAAACGCAGTAACAGGCAAGGTTAGCTCTAACGCCAAATATGCAGCCGCACATGAATATGGTATCAATAGAGAAGTTATGGTTAGGGAGCATTTGCGGATGCAAACTCACGCATTTGGCCGAATAATTAACCCTATTGAAGTAGCGGTTCGTTCTCATAGTATGCACATGAATCTTCCTGAGAAGTCGTTCTTGAGAAGCAGTCTCGAAGATATGCGAACTGAAATCACCCAGGCGTTGGAAGCAGCGGTAAACGGAGCCCAAAATGGATAGAGAGCTAATTCTAACTACACTGTTTGCTCAGCTTAAGACTCTTCCAGGCTTGAAGAAAACTAGTCGTCGTGTGCAACATTGGTCAGAAATTGACTCCTCTCAACAGCCATACTTGGCAATGGGTGCGGGTAATCAGACACCAACGAACGATAAGTCTGGTGTGCCGGTGTATTACGAGATTGATGTCAAACTTTATCTTTATGTAACTAGTATGAATGAGGAGGTTCCGCCCTCATTACTTCTGAATCAGTATCTGGATAGGTTGGATACGATTCTCACTCCCCCAGCCCCTGGCACTCCTTGGCCAGCAGGTTATGTCTCTCTTGGTGGACTCGTTCGGCACGTATGGGTTGTTGACACGATTGAAACCAGTGGAGATGTGCTTGGAAACCAAGGTGTGGCTCTTATCCCTCTTCGGATACTGGCAAACGCATAACAAAGCGGCTATAATAAGAAATAGCCGTCTCTCAGATAGGAGAACTTAAAATGGCTCAGTATAATTTCGGTGTTGGTCAGCTTTGCATCGTTCCTAGTGGCACCAACCCTACCCCCATTCAAATTGGTGTCCTCCAGGATGTCAGTCTCGATATTTCACGTGATACCAAAGAACTTGTTGGTCAGAATGCTTTCCCATATGATGTTGCTCTGGGTAAGGGTAAAATTAGTGGCAAGGCAAAGTCTGGACAGATTCAGTCCAGCATCATCAATGCCATGCTGGGCGGCTCAACCATCGCAACCGGCCAGACCCTCGCAGCAAACAATGAAAATGCAGGAAATGCTATCGTTGGTGCGACCTACACTGCCACTAATCACTCCACCTGGACTGAGGACATGGGTGTCTATGACTACACGACTGGTGTTTGGCTGACTCGTTCTGCCTCCGCCCCTGCAAATGCTTCCCAGTATGAAGTTGTTGCTGGTGTGTATACGTTCTACACGGGATTTGTAGATGTGGTTGGTTTTTACTATCAGTACACTCAGGTGGCTGGCTTCACCATCGCACAGCTTAACCCTCTGATGGGTGCGGCTGTTACGTTCCAGTTGAATGTTTTCAATACTTATCGCGGTCTTCAGAAGGGCTACACTCTGTTCGCAGTCGTGTTCCCCAAGCTGAGCTTCGATAACAAGCAGGATGACTTTGAATACACTGACATTGAGTTCATGGGCTTCCAGGACTCCCTTGGTCGTGTTGTAGACATCTACACTGCTCAGTAAAAAGTATCTTCAGAATTAGACTAGCGGTCTCTCTTTTATCAGGAGAGACCGCTAGGTCTTTATGGAGACAAAATGGCATACGAAGTTGTTCTAAACGGCAATACCTACAATCTACCACCTTTCAATGCAGGCCAGATGCGTAGAATGGTAGACCCAGTAATTCAGAAGTCAGCCCAGATGATTGCGCTGATTAACACCACAAAGGTTGAGAACAGAGACCTTACGGTTGATGAGGTTAAACAGCTTTCCACCACTCAGCGTGAATTAGCTATCCAGCACACCGAGCTTCTGCTTGCTGCGTTGAAAAACCAGTATCCAGAGCTTACGTTGGATGATGTGGAAACTCTGACTCCTACTCGCATCAGTGCGTTGTTCAACGATATCTACTTGCTCACGGTCAGTGGAGCGAATGAACCGGGGGAAAAGTAACCCCAGGTGAAGCAGATGCAGAGCCCCTAACCTGGGGTCAATTATGGGCTCATATCGTGATGTCTACCGGATGGACTATTCAGGAGATAGATAATACTCCATGGCCAGATATGATAGACCTACTAAGATACTTAAAATTAAATCCGCCTATGTATCTCCAGTACAAGTGGGTTCATTTTGAATCAGATAAGGGTCACAAGCCAACTGAGTCTGAACTCGAAGATGCCATTATGGGGATGAACAAATGACCGATAAGATTCAAGTTGAAGTAGGTGCTGATAATAGTGAGCTTCTATCAGGAATGAAGGAAGCAGCTTCTTCAGTTGAAGATGCGACTAAAGGAATGTCTGGCTCAATCACTGATATGATTGAGACGATGGAAAAGATGGGACCGGCTGCACTGGGCTTAGCTGCCGTAGGTCTTGCTTTTGAGGGTCTGAAAGAAGTTATCAGCACTATCAGCGAGAACATTGAACAAGTTCATCAACTTGCTGAGTCATTTCGCTCCTTATCATATGTAACGGGAGCTAGCACGGCTGAATTGAATACAATGACGCTGGCCATGCAGATGTCTGGAGGGCAGGCGTCTGATGTGGATGGTTTGATGCGTGGTATGTCCAGAGCCATCAAAACCAATGGAGATGTCCTGGTTGCGAATGGCATGGCTTCCAGCACTGCTGCCCTTAGAGGTATGAGCTTTGTTGATTACTTGACTAAGGCAGCGGAAATTGCTGACGATATGGCCCCAGGTCAAGACCGTGAGCTTTTCTTAATGCAGGCATTAGGGAAATCTGGGGTTGAGCTAGGTAGCAAGTTGCATGAAATGGTAGAACACATGAAGGAGGCTTCTTCACAGCCTCCCATTGTCACAGCGGCTAGTCTACAATTGTTAAAAGATAGTCAGAAGGCTACGGCTGATTTGGCGGCTGCTAACTTACGTCTTGCCAATTCTTATGATGCAACCTGGACTCCAATTGCTATTTGGTTTAAGAAGTTCAAGACGGCTAATGCAGAACGGTTAGCGGATGAAGACCTTGTAGCTGAGATGCTGGCTAAGGGTGAAATTAAGTGTGAGACTTTCCTTGACCGAACTGGGGATAGTTTTGATACGTTACGAAAAAAGGCTCTGGCTGCTAGAGACGCAGAGGTGGCCGCAGGAAACTTTGCTGACTTTGGTAATGATGTAGGAGCAGCAAAGCCCAAACCTGCTCAGAAGGATGTGACTCAGCAAGACTTGGAGGCAAAGAAGGCCGCTGCAAAGGCCGCTGCCGATTTAGCTGCACAGATGGCTGATAAGGCCATGGAAGCCCAGATTAATGCCGCAAAACATGCCCTTCAGGTTACTGAAGATTATGATAAACAGGCCGTAGCAGAAGGTCGGATGACGGCTGATGAGGCTGCGGATGCTAAGATTGCTGCCATTAATAGGGAGTTGGCTGCTGAAGTAGCTGCTTATAACGAACGTGAGTCCAAACTGGGTGGCAAGAAGGCTGACCCCGCCAAGGATTTAGAACTTGAGCAGAAGAAGGTTGAGGCTGCTAACTCTGCTGAGCACCAGATTTCCGAGGTTACGACCGAATCCATCAAGCAGCAAGAAGCTGCGGTAGACGCATGGTCTAAGGCTTATATTGATGCTCACAAGGAAGCCGCTAAGCAGGCTGCTGAAGCGATGAAGGAAGCAGCCCGTGAGCAGATGGCTCAATCTAAGGATGCGATTGTGGCTGCAAGAACTGAACTGGATGAGAAAGTTCAGATGGGTCTCATCAGTCAGAAAGATGAGTTGGCTGCTCGTAAGGCTCTGCTGGATAAAGAACATACACTGGATATCGAAGCCAAAGATGCTGAAATGGCTGCGGTTGATATTAATGATGCGGAATATATTAATAAGGTTCAGAAGCTGGCTAACCAGGAAATGGACATCGACCGCAAATATAATCAGCAGAAGCTGGCTCTTGATAAACAAGCCAAGCAGCAGCAGATTCAGGTTTTTGACCAACTCTATGGTGCGATGACCAGCGGGTTCCAATCATCTATTACTGGGCTCATCAAAGGAACGATGACTTGGGGTGAAGCGTTTAAAAATGTTATGAATCAAGCCCTGGATAGCCTCATCAATCTATTCGTTCAGTGGGGTGTTCAAGCCGCTGAGATGTACCTGAAGAGCCTTATCTTCGGAGAAGCAACCAATACAACTCAAGCCACAGAGGCCGCTGCCGTCTATGGGGTCAATGCTATGGCTTCTGCTGCCGCTATTCCTATCTACGGCTGGGCGATGGCCCCTGAGATTGGCGCGGAGGCATATGCGAGTGGTTTGGCGTTCGCTGGACTGGCTTCAGCCGAAGGTGGGTGGGAAAATGTTCCTAATGACCAGTTGATGCAGATTCACAAACAGGAAATGGTTCTACCGGCTCAGACCGCCCAGACGGTTCGTGATGCGGTGAGTGGCAACGCAACTAATAACAGTGGGTTCCAGAAGAGTGGGGATATTCATTTCCATAATCATGCAGTCGATGCAAAGGGATTTCAGCAGATGCTTAGCCGTCCCTCTAATGCGAGAGCCCTTCGAGGTCTGGCCAAATCTGCACAGAAGAGCTTCGGGAGATTATCATAATGACCACAGTGTTTCCGACCTTACCAGGACTTGACATTGGAGTCAAGCGCACAATCCAATTTGCTACTTCCGTTCAGACCTCTGCGAGTTCAGGCAAGGAGCTTCGTGCTCAATGGTGGAGCAGTCCACGCTATGAATGGGAGTTGGATTTCAACTTCCTTCGCCAGAATGGGTTTGGACAGGCCACTTACGATGAGGCTCTGTCTTTGCATAACTTCTTTGATGCGGTTGGGGGTCAGTATACTTCCTTCTGGTTCACTGACCCTTATAACAACTCTGTTACGGCTCAGAACTTTGGCATTGGTAATGGCTCAACTCAATCTTTCCAAATTGTTGATGCGTATGGAGTTGGAGTTGCTAATAATGGAGCTATTCAGGTATATCAGAATGGGGTGTTAACCTCGGCCTATACGATTAGTAATGGAGTGGTGGCATTTACCCCCGCTCCGGCTAATACGGTTGCTCTCACTTGGACTGGGAGCTATTATTATAATGTTCGCTTCGCCCAGGATAACATTGACATTAAACAGTTTGCCCATCTGGTATGGCAGGCTGACACAATTAAACTCATCTCGGTGAAATAATGAAGTATGCAAGCCCAGCCCTCATAGCTTATCTGGAATCAGCAAGCTCTGCCCAGCCATTAATCATGGCTGACCTATACCAAATTACCCTACAGAACGGGACTATCTATAATTGGACAGATGCGGATACAACTCTGACATATAGTGGGTATAACTATATGTCCGTCATAGACCAGGGTGCTCAGCCACTTATTGAACGAGGTGAGATAAGTCAAAAGCGTGGGTTAGATGCTAGCACTCTAGATATTACTCTGTACACTCAGGATACGGCAAAAATCCTTGGAGTTAATGCAACTCTGGCAGCCAATAATGGTAGCTTTGACTTGGCCAATGTGTTGGTTCAGCGGGTTGTTATGCCTACTTGGGGTGATACGAGCACTTTGGGTGGAACCATTCTGTTCGAGGGTTTTGTGGGCTCAGTGGATGTAACATCTACCAGCATTATTCTTCATGTGAGTTCTTATCTTCAATTACTTACTAACCAGATGCCCCGAACCCTATTTATCCCCTCATGTGCTAATACCTTCGGAGATGCAAGTTGCGGTTACAACTTAGCTCTCGTTACTACGACTGGAACCGCACAAGCCGGAAGCTCTGCGACTACAATCGCAACTTCAAGCTCTGGGTATGGGGTAAACGCCCTGCTCAACGGTACCATAACCTTCACCTCTGGTTCAAATACTGGGGTTGTGAGTGCAATTCAGTCTAATGGAGCCAATTCAGTGACGATTGTTCAGCCCCTACCCTCAGTCCCACAGGTAGGAGATGCATACACCATCATTGGTGGGTGCCAGAAGACTATGGCAGCTTGCTCTGGATACTTCGGTAACCTTTCTCACTTCCGGGGCTGTCCATTTGTTCCAACCGCAGAAACGGCGGTGCCTTAATGATTGAGGAACATCTAATGCGAAATGAAGAAGCAGAGCGCAAGGCAGTAGTGGCTGAGGCGATGACTTGGCTCGGAACTCCTTACCATAATTGTGGTCGTATTAAAGGAGCAGGAGTAGATTGTGGGATGATTCTGGCCGAGATATATGAACGAGCCGGTGTGCTCCCTCATGTCGAAATTGAACCATATCCGTTTGATTGGCATCTTCATCGGTCAGAGGAGAAATATCTGAATACCATTTCTCAGTATGCTCATCCGATTCAAGGTCCACCCCAACCAGGAGATATTGCTCTCTATAAGTTTGGACGTTGTGTAAGTCATGGAGCAATTGTTATTCAGTGGCCTCAATTACTCCATGCTTATGTGCATCTGGGAGTTGTCTTGGATGATGCGGAAGCTAATTCTGCCCTAAGTTCACGATTCTATGGGTTCTATTCAATCTGGGATTAATAATCCTATTGGGAGTAAGAGATGTCAGGTTTATATAAAAAGCGTTCTACCACCACTGACGAGTTAGCTGGTATCCAGCTTCAAACTTCAGCTTATGGTGGAGCTTTGCCACTATGCTATGGGACTACCAGGATTAGTGCCAATATGGTGGACTATGATGACTTCACCACCTACTCTCATACTCAATCTAGTGGTAAGGGTGGGGGAAGTAGCTCTACCTCCTATACCTACTCTTGTGGAGCTATTCTTGCCATCTGTGAGGGGCCAATAACTTCCATCAACAGAGTATGGTCAAATCAGTCTGTCAACACGGTTGCTTATTATGACCTAACTATTTTCAATGGCACCAGACCCCAGACTCCTTGGTCTGTGTGGGCTTCCAAACATGCTGGCAAGGCTATTGGGTATAGTGGAATAAGCCTTGCATGTAATGATGACTTTGACCTTGGTGACCAGGGGACGATGGCAAACTGGTCATTTGAAACCACAGCCCTGCTAGCCACTGAATCCGATAATAGTTCCCATATCACTTTAGGAACTGGGAATACAACCCAGACCAGCTTTGAATTGCTGGACATTAATGGTAATGGCATTTCTGACTCTACAACCCCACCATTTTCAGGATATACGGGATACCAGTTCTTCTTGAATGGTGCGGTTCAGAGCAGTGGATTTACAGTTGGGAAAATAGGGAATGTCTATTATGTGACATTCAGCACACCTCCTTCCACTGGAGTCATAGTTGCGTGGTCAACCAGTCTAATAGTTAATGATGCAAAACCTGCCGCTATCCTGGTTGACTTTCTTACTGACCCCACGCATGGAGCCGGATGGAACACGGCTTGGATTGGTAATCTTAATTCTGGTGCTTCCAGTTTCCAGACCTATTGCACGGCTCAAGGATTTGCTGTCAGTCCTTGCTGGGACTCTCAACAGAATGCCTCTGAATCTATCCAGGATTTGCTCACTGCTACGAATAGTGAAGCCGTCTGGACCGCAGGGCAGACAGGGTGCCAGCTAAACGTTGTCCCCTATGGGGATACTCCTCTGACAGCAAATGGGGTTACATTCACCCCACTGACTTCTCCATTATACAACTTCACCTATGATGATTTCCTTGGAGTTGTGGATTCAGATGGTAAACTCACTGGAGATGACCCCGTAAGTCTGACTCGCACTGCTATCGCTGATGTATATAATACTTGGCCAGTGGAGTTCTGGGAC